CGCCGACAATATATTCCTCAGCAAGTTCTGAAGATCTTTATGAATTAGCTGAAACAATAGCCAAAGAAGAAGTTACACCAGAAAAGATAGTAGAAAATGAATCCATTTTTAAAAAGATTTCGAGTACTATATCAGCTCCTTTCAGATCTATGAAAAAGTTTCTGAATGATGTATCAGATATTAAAGATTCAGCAGTCAATGTAGAAAGCAGAGTGAATCTCGCAATAGCAGACTTTAAAGCTAGTCTAGCAGAGTCAACAGGAAAATGGAAATGCATGGCACAGAGCACCGAGGCTATATTAAGTTTTGATGCAAGCTCTATTGAAAGTTCCATGAGATCAGCAAGAGCTATGTTTAACGCATTCTTCAAAGACATATTGACCAAGATGTTGAGAACTGTGGGTATAACAAAAATTCCAGATATAGACGCAACTACACTCCTCTTGTACTATATTATATGGAAGAACAGCACATCTAGATATATGCGGTTTTTAATATTACTTGACATATTCACCAATCTTGGTTTATTGGATCTTATTGTACGTATTCTGTCCACTTTATATACGAAGACGTCTGAATGGTGGACAACAAAAAAGACAAGTAAATACGACGATTTTATGATTAGCCTATCAAATACCACTAAAAACATAGGAGAAGATAATGCAAACAGAATTGCTTTTGCCAAAGGTGATGAGACCAGAAAAGAGATGGAACCTGAATCTTTTGTTGATGTTGTAATATCCTTTTTGGAGTCCAACTCTAAACCTATTCTCGGTGTTATCGGAGTTACAATGTTGGCTTACTTTGGTTTGCCAACATTAAAAGAAAACAACTCTGTGACTGGCTCAAAAATTCTTTCCTCAGCTAAGAATATTGCCACCATAGCTCTGGGAGTCGGAGCAATACCGAAAATATACTCCAATTTAATAAAAGTTGTAGATTTTGTCTATGACTATGCCAAGGTAATTTTTTGTAAAGACCATGAAACAACACTCTCTTTACACAGAAAGGTTGAAACTTTTGTTTCTGACCCTTTTGTTTACTGTGAGATGACAAGATTTACTATGGCAGCTAATCCAACTCTATGTGTTAAATTCTTGAGAGACTACGAGATAGGAATGAAAATTTATTCCAGTCTGATGCAGATTAAAGATCATAATCTAAAAAATGTTTTTCTACAAAAATTCCGTGTAATGGAAACCTTCTTACAACATGCAAAAACATGTATGAGAATGTCTTTCGGCATGGATGAGATATTTCATATACAGTTGTTTGGGGAATCTGGTATTGGAAAAACTGATCTTTCAGACTTTTTGATAAAGAAATTACAACATGAACTATTCAATCAAGATTCGACTGTCTTTGGAGAGGTTAGTGGATTGTCAAAGGGTGCAATATTTCAAGAACTATTTGCCAGCAATGAGTTCGGTTCTATCTATAAAATGAATGAGCTTCTTAAGCATTGTGATGGCTATTTCAATCAGCAATTAGGACAAATAGATGAACAGGATGTTTTTGTTAATCCTTCACAGGAAAGTATAATAAACAGAATGCAAATATTGTCAGGTCAAGTCAACATAACATCCCAGGCTGATCTTGGTAGTAAAGGAAGAGTAATGGAACTCAAAGCTTTAATTTCCAACACAAACAACCCATTTATTGAATATAGGGATATGTTACAACCACATTCAGTATGGCGCAGACGACTCCTCTTCCAGGTAGAAGCCATTGAAGAAGTTAGACAGAAAAATCAAAGTGGGACTGGGTACACCATTAGTGAAGAAGCCATTATAAGACTTAAACTCAATAGAACACAATGTGATCATTTGAGAATAAGGTGGCTTGATGAAATGAATCCTACAATCTCTGCAAAGGAAACAATGTCCGATTGGATGACGGCAGCAGAGGCAGGTAAGTTAGCTCAGGCTTTGATGGCAAAACACTATTGTACCGAAGTCAATAGAAGTTTGACAAAGAATCCAATGGGAGCTTTAGCAAAATATACTTATGAATTGCTTATGGCCACCCTAGAAAAAGACTCCAGACCCTTACAACCAATAAATAGCATGTTAGCAGATTTAACAGCGAGAGCAAGTTCAACAAGAACGAGGATCTTAGCCCAGCAAAAACTTTTACTTAAGGCAGCCAATGAACAGAAACTAAAAGTTAAAGTTTTTACCCAATTCGATGAGGCAGATGAAGACATATTATTTATGGCGAATGTTTTAAGCGATCTTGAAGAAAATCCAGGAGCTTTTGAAGCTTCACATGAACAATTGAAAGGTTTTGCAGAGAACACATCAGGTAAATTAAAATATTACTCCTTGCGTAAAGCACAGTCAGGATCATCTTGGGTATATTATCTTGTAGAAGACAAGGAAGGAACAATAGAAACAAATAGAGGAAAAATAGATCTTTCACATTTTGCCTATGGTTCTCCAGTTCCCGAAGCTCCAGAAAAGTTTTATTATAAAACACCTCACGAAATTGATTCTCCAGATCTCCTAGAAACGATCTATAGTTACCTATGTGAATTTATATTACAGGGTAAGTCATTAACGTTGGCTTTTTTGGAAAGTGACGGTGCATCTCAACGCAATGCAAATTTTTTGGTAAAGTTAAAAGCT